GTTAAAATCCTTCAAAAGGAAATCCAAAAATCGAATGCTCAAAATTTTGAAGGCATTAGAGCGCTAGGTCAACTCGTAAAAGGAGTACTGCAGCAAAATCAAATGATTACGGCTCAAAATGAAATCCTAGTCAAAGCTAACACTGAATTAGCCGATAAGCTTCAGAAAGGTAACACCGGAATAGTAGAGAGCCTTAGAAAGGCAAACGAGGCAATTGGAAGTCTTGGTGGACATCCAAAGCCTAGAAAATCCTTAACTAAAGCTAATTTGGTTAGAGAAAAAGAAAGTTTCCAAAAGGCGCAAACTTCTAATGAAGGTGGAAACGTATTAAGTAAGAGCCAAAATTATAAAGAGGTTTTAAGCCTTGTGGATGAAATGGCTTTCCAAAAAGGGAATTACGATATGGAAATGGGACAGGCTACTGCTTCATTTGAAATAACAAAAGCGCTTCCTGCAAATATTATTCAGCGTATAAAAAATGAACGTGGAATAACGATTGTAGATTAACAAGTATTATTAGAATGAAAATTAATTATAAACAAAAACCAAAAGGAGTATGACACCAGGATTAAATTTAGCCGATTATGCTAAAGCTGCTGCAAATAATGGGCAAGCATCAATCGCAGGTGGCTCTTCCCAAGAAGAGTTAAACCAATTACAAAAAGCACTTGAGGCTGGGTCCATTACAGGAAGGGAAACTTCCGACAGTTCCATAGCGTCAGGTGCTCCGTTGAAAGTAGAAAGTCTTGATAAGACTTTGAAGCACTTAACGTTTAAAGAGAGCGATATTGTTCTTTGGAAACAAGTGCCGAAAAAATCTGCTTACAACACAGTAGAAGAATACAACCAACTTGTTGACTATGGTCAAGAGCGTGGAGGTTTCTACAATGAAGGTGAACTACCTAACGAGGAAGATAGTACGTATGTTAGACGTGCTCAGTTAGTGAAGTTTATGGGAGTTGTGAAGTCTGTTACTCACCCTATGACCCTTGTTAACACGCACGTTGGAAACGTTGTTCAGAGAGAAATCAATAACGGAACAATGTGGATTTTACGCCAACTTAATAAGTCTTTATACTTCGGTGATGAAGCGTTGGTACCGCAACAGTTTAACGGATTTTTGGCTCAACACCAAAGAAATTCCGGTTATGAGAATCTGGATGCTTACTTTAATTCTGAAATCGTAATTGACGCTAGAGGTAAAGCTTTAACGGAAACTATGATTGAAGATTCAGCTAACGGAATTATCCAAAACTTCGGTTTAGGTAACCAACTGTTTGCTCCACCAAAAGTTCTTTCCAACTTCGTGAAAAACTTTTACGGGAATAAATTTATCCAGCCTAACACGAATGCTCTTTCTGAGGGTGTGATGGGTCAAAGGGTTAAGTCATTCGAATCTCAATTTGGGAATATCGGACTTAACTGGGATATTTTCTTCAACAAGAAACCTTTAAAGAGAGTTACCACTGGGTCAACTTCTCCAAGTGCCCCTTCTAAAGTAGAAGCTGTAAGTGTTACTGCTGTTGCAAATGACTCTACAAGTTCTAAGTTCGAAGCTGCTGATGCTGGAAGTTATTTCTATGCTGTTGCCGCTGTAAACCGATACGGAGAATCTTCTTTAACAGTAATCAATCCTGGTGCCGCTGTAGCGATAACCGATGGTGGTTCTGCGGATTTAGCTTTCACTGACGGTGGAGGTTCAAACCCTGCAACTTCATACGCTATCTACCGTTCCAAGAAAGGTGCTGCGAGCGCTACACTTGCTGACTATTACCCAATCTATGTAGTATCTAAAGCCGAAAAAGAAGTAGGTTATGATGGTGCTGGAGCCGGAGTAGTAAGAGATAGAAACCGTTGGGTGCCTGATACAGACCAAGCTATCCTATTCCAAATGGATACTGAGGTTATCGAATTTGCGCAGCTTGCTCCGCTTATGAAAATGGACTTAGCGCTACTTTCTCCAGCCTACCGATTTATGATTTTACTATACGGAACACCGTTCTTGTATGCACCTAAGAAAATGGTGAGAATCGTGAATATTGGTGAAGCGGTTTAAGAAGTAAACCATAACAACTATTATAAGGGTGAAGACGTAAAAATCTTCACCCTTTTATTTTGTATAACAAATAATTAAAAATTATGTCCAAAGAAATTTTAAAAACAAATAACACTGGATTATTTGGAAAGAAGTTAAATCTGCCATACGCTGGAGAAACTCAAATTAGCGAAAATGGAGAGATTGAAGTGGAAACGAAAGTTGCCGAATTACTAATCACTAAATATGACGGAAGTTTCTCCAGATTAGGAGATATTGAGGTTGTAGAGGAAGAGGAAGTAAAAGAGCCTAAAAAGCCTAAAACTGAACCTAAGACCGAGCCTAAAAAAGAAGCCGATAAGAAATTGGATGTACCAGTTGTTCCGGCTGCGGAGGTTAAAGAAAATGAAGAAGAGGAAGAGGAAGAAGATGACCTAGAAGCTTTAAGCCTAGAGGAACTTATTGAGCTTGCTAAGGAAGCCGGATTTAAAGAGCCAACTTACAGGAAGTTCAAAACCAACAAAAAATTAATGATTAAATTCCTTAACGATAGAGCATAATGCCCAGTGTAACTCTAAAGATAAATTATACTAAGAACGAAGGACTGTTAATCAGTCCTTCTGACTTAGTTGAACTCTATTTAACCGGAATACCGTTATGCTATCCTAATGGAGGAAGCATATCTGATGAAACGATTAAACAGAAAATATTGGCAGCTCAGCAAGAGTTGGAAGATTATCTTTCACTAAAGTTTAACAGACAAATAGTAGAAGAGAATCAAGATTTTAATGTAAACGAATTTAAACAATGGGGTTATATTAAAACTGTTTTTCCAATAAATACGCCAATATCTTTAGAAGGAAAAATAAATGAAATTCGACAGGTAATGTATCCTGCTGAATGGTTAAGCGTAAAAAGAGGAACAGACAAAACTAAGTTTAGGAATCTTCACTTGATACCTAATACGGAAGGTGGGGCAGCGATGACCCAAAATGCATTTACATTTTCCGGTATAACGCCACATATGGGATTTTTCGGTACTTCGAATATTCCTAACTATTGGTACATAAAATATATTAGCGGATGGAATGCGGATGAAATGCCGAATGATATAATAGATACCGTTGCAAAATTAGCAGCCGTACAAATGTTATCTATTACCGGAGATTTAATATATGGAGCCGGAATAGGAAATCAAAGCATATCTTTGGACGGAATTTCTCAAACTTACAGTACTACTAAGGGTGGAGGAAAAGGAGCATTCTCAGGAAGAATTGGACAATATGCTGAAGAAATAGCCGGAAAGCTAAAAGCCTTGAAGGCAGAATATTTAGGAATTTCTTGGAGAGTATTATAATATGAAAAAAGCGGTTGTTTCTAAGACTAGCCCAGAAGCCATAGAGCATCAGGTGAATTTTGAGCCTAGAAGGTTTAACGCACTTGTGTTTGATAAAGGTTATGATGTTTACGTAGATAAGGCGTATAAGTGCCCGTGTGCCGTAAAAAACGCTGGTCAACCCTTAATAAACTGCCATAACTGTTTAGGATTAGGATGGCTATTTTCCAATAGAGTAGAAACGAATGTTGTAGTTCAGGGTTTGAACGTAGATATTAAATATGAAAACTGGACTAAAACGACAGCCGGAACAGCTAGGATAACTGCGAGAGCAATTGACCGTTTAGCGTTTATGGATAGAATAACGTTAAGGGATGTTGAAGGATATCATAACGAAATTCTAAGAAGTAAGAAAATTGACGGAATCGTTTATTTCTTTACAAATTACGAGTTAACGGAAATTGAGGACATAATGCTTTTTAAAGGAAATACTGTTCCTTTAGATTATTTGGAAGAGGGCGCTGACTATACTTTAGACCCAGAGAAGCCTTATCAGATAAAAATGAACTCCCAATATAATACATTGATAGAAGAAATCGTTGTGACGATTAGGTATAGGCATTTACAAACTTACCATATTCTGGATATGAATAGGGATATTCTAAAAGTAAAAACTAAAGGATGTAATAAACCGGAACAGGAGTTAGCAGAAATGCCAATTTCCGGTGTAGCTAGGAAAGCTCATTATATGTTTGATAACCAAAAGTACGAAGAAACCAAAAACCTAATAGATAACACGAAGCTACTTTGAGAATAGAAATCGACATAGATGACTTAATACAGGAATTCAGCCTGCCTCAAAATACGGCTGATTTAATGGTTTCTCAAGCAGTCAATAACGTAACTACAGAAATGTATCGTAACTGGCGACTAGAGGCAGCCAATCAACTAACTAGCTCACGTAACGAATATGTTAATGGACTTCAAATTATAGATAACTCTCAATTCTCAAAAACGATTAAGCTGAATGGAGTTTTGGCGAATATGGTAGAGAAAGGTGCTAGCGCTTTTGATATGAAGGAGGGTTTTAGGAAAAGTTCAAAAGTTAAGTATTCTATAAAGACCGATAAAAATGGGGCGGTGACGTACAGTTGGTATTTAACTATTCCATTCAGAATGGGAGTTCCAACAACGATAGGAGATAATGCTGCTTTTTCGGGAATAATGCCGAAACCAATTTACAACATAGTTAAAAACAAGCCTAGCAATACCGGATTAGTTAGCAGCGAAATTCCTCACCCATACGAAAAATTAGGGAAGCGAAGCCGGATTTTAATTCCAAGTAAAAATATAGACATACCGGAATACAAGCACAAGCATAGCATCTTCGAAGGATTAACAAAACAGACAGCCGCATACGGAAAAACAACTCAAAACACTTACGTTTCTTTCAGAAGAGTAGGAGAAAAGAGTGACCAAAATTCTTGGATGCACAAGGGAATAAAAGCGCATAATTTACTTCCAGCTGCGAGAGCCGCAACGGATGTAGATACAGTGGTTAACAATACGGTTGACGAAATACTAGCAAACTTAGGATATGGCATCTAACGGACTTATAATGCCGGAGGTATTATTGTATGATACTCTGAACGGAATAATGAAATTGATTAAAGAAGATTGGGTAAACAATCCTAAAGAGGAAACTATGTTGTCTCACTTTTTTAATAAGGATGAAAATGAGAGATTGATAAAGTGGGAAACTTTTAATTTCTTTACTCAAGCCGAAGAATTATTCATAAACCAATCCGTGCAGGTATTTTTAGGATATAATATGGAGGTTGCTAAAACAGGCTGTATTCATATCCTATTACCGAGTGAAACCGGAAATCCTTTAAATATCGGAGCGGATGAGGGAGCTAATGACCCAGAAATTTCTACTGACGATATGGCGAACGAATATTATCAAGGAAGGTACACGAAGCGGTTTAACGCAACCTACCAACTTATGATAACTTCTGAAAATACGTTTGAAGTAATTTTGATATATAACTTTTTGAAGGCTTGTTTTATAAGTCTAAATGCTCATCTAGAATTAGCCGGAATAAGAGATATTAAAATTGGTGGGGCAGATGTGAATTTAGATAGTAGTCAAATCCCAACGCATATATTCCATAGAGCCTTCACGGTCAGTTTTTGGTACGATGTTTCTGTTCCATCTATTTTTAGGAAAAGACTTATTAAGACTTTTGCTTCAACAGGTATTATTAGTGTAAAGAATTAAATCTGAAAGATGAAAATAGCAGAATTTTCCAAAAAGTATAAATTTTCCTCCAGAGATAGTCGTGTAGCTGAAAAGATATATGGAAGCGCTGAGAAGGAAGAGTCAGATTGGTACGAGTTATTAAAGAATGATTTTTCAATTCGAGCCGAAGCACCAAAGAAAGAATCTACCCAAGAGAAAATAGAAAGGTTAAAAGCGGAGAAAATTGCTTCAAAACCAAAGAATAACAAAACAGCTAAAAACAAATAATTATGAGCATAGAAGTTAATTTCGGCAGCAAGAGAATAGTGGAGCCAGGGGTGTACGCCCAAACTAAAGGAGCCACTACTATTAAGCCAAGCAATTTCCCATTCGGTAATGTCCTTTTAATCGATACCGGAAAAGGTGCTGGTTGGGGCGGTGGAGCCGGAATAAACGGTGAGCTTGCTAAGGGTTTGAATTCAGTTTATTCCTTTGACGGATTAAGCGACTTTAGGAATTTTATGAAAGGTGGTGAAATCTGGGATTATTCGGAATATATCTTCAACCCACTTAGAGGTGCAGGTGCCCCACAATCTGTATCGATAGTAAGAGCGGCAGACACTACTGCGGCAAAAATAGCTTTAACCTTTGGAGCAATAGGGAATGTAACCTTTATAGCTAAAAACGAAGGAACTGTTGGAAATGGAGTTAAAAATACTGCTGCGGATGATATCTATAAAGGATATGCTGCAACGGTTAGAGTTAGCGATGAAGACCCAGCAAAATTCGTAGTAGAATTTTTCCAAGGTACTTATAGCGGTGAAACCACTGGAGGTTATATTTACGGAAGATTAAGCAAAGAAATTGTTAAATCTGTAAAAGTAGCTCAATCACCTTCAATTAGTACAATTGAAGAATTGATAACTTGGGCTCAAACCGATAACTCACTAAACAAAGCTTTCAAATTAGCTACTGGCGGAGCGGTTGCCGGAGCAATTGTTGCGGGTGACGTAGTATCTTTAAAATTAGCTACAGGTGGAACTGAAACTTATACTCCAGCAGCATTAGATTTAGTCCTAGAAGCGGTAAGGGAATTTGGGAACACTTTCTTTTTATCTACCGATTATGGAGCGGATGCTGGAAACGCAAGCAATCTAAAAATATTGGACCATATTCTAACTGATTCAGAATTTGATAAATTTTTAATCGTTGGAGCCGGAATTGACGACACTCAATTACAACTCTCAATGGATACGGCAAAATCTTACGATAGCGCCAGAGTAATAGTAGTTCACGGTGGAAATTTCAGAATTGATAATACGACCGGAAGAACGATTGAACTTCCAGCGATTTATCACGCTGCTAACGTAGCTGGTAGATTAGGTGGATTAGCGCCTGAAGAGCCAATTACTTTCAAAAGCTTAAGGATAGACAACTTCATTCACGAGTTAACTGTTAAGGAGCGAGTTAAAGCGCTTCAAGCTGGAGTACTACATAGCCGGAACGTTGTTGGAATGGGTAACGTAGTTAACCAAGGTATAAACACCCTTCAAAATAACAGCAACCAAGAAATACTTCCTGATGGAACTTCTTTTGAAATTTCTATAATGAGTATAGGAGCGCAACTAAATAAGGAATTGATTTTAAATCTAAGACCTTTATTTGTAGGTGGTAATAGAGGAAGAGTAACTAGAGAGGATGTAAAAAGTTTTGTGGAGAGTTATTTACTTTCAAAATCTAGTAAGGGTGATGGAGAGAGCACGCTTATTATTAAATCGGAAAACATAACCGTAGAACTTTCTCAAGGAAGTTACGCAATCAATTACAACTATGTACCGAATGGCCCAATTAACAAATTATTTGTTACTGGATTTATGTTAGACACCAACCTATAATAATTAAGAAATGGCAGAAAAAACTATGACAGCACCCTTAGCCGTAATAAAGGTAAATGGGATTGCTATTGGGAAAATGAAAAACATTAGGGTTAACGAAAGCCTTCAGCGAGGAAAAGTTACAGGAATAGGGCGTTTGACCCCATCTGAACTTCCAGCGCTAGGATGGACAGGAAACCTTAGCTGTGGATTTTATCTAATCAAATTAGATGCCCAAGATGAACTTACTAAAAAAGCCATTCTGAGAAAGGTTAACAACTTAGAGGAATGGGTGAACACGGTACTTCTTCAGGACGAAGGAATCACGATTGATATTATGAAGAAGGTAAAGGATAGTATTGACCCAGATACCGGAATCATAACAGGCAAGTACGAGGTACTAGCATCAGTTAGGGGTGCTCTTTCTACTAAAGAGGGGTTTGATATATCGGAAGGACAAATCAGCGGTAAAAACGTGGATTTTGACTACACCGAGCCTATCTTGTTCTCACTTTAATAAAATTTAAATTCAATAATGGAAAAACAAAATATTACGGTGAAAGGGAAGGCTTATTTGGTAGCCTTCCCAACCGTTGGACAATTAATGGATATTGAATCCTTTAAAATAGCGTACACAAATGGAAAGTATGTCGATATGTCGATGAGTACTTTAAAAATCCATAATTTTGCCTTAGATACTACCGATGCCGTTGCTTATCTTTCCGTGCTTATACCGGAATTAAAAGTTGACTTAGGAGTAAAAAATTGGAGAGACATATCACCGATTTTAGCGAAGGAACTAATACATACTTTCAAGAAACAGTTTATACCTTGGTTCAAGCCTTTAATCGAAGATTTATATAAGTACGACCAAGAAGATGAACAAACTGAAGGAGAAGATACGGAATGAGATAATCCATTGGAATAATTCTTTTCCTTTAGATTATTACTGGCGTAAAAAATATAATATCCCATTTGGTAGCGCACAACACCGTAGTGCTACCTTTTTGGATATGGCGAGGGATTATGAGGAAGAGCGTATGATGCGTGAACTTACCGAAAAATCTGACGAGCCGGAATTAGTTCCAACTCCCAAACTATCCCAAAAAGAAATCGATTCAGATTTTGAGAATTTCTCTTTTTCAGATATTACTAACTAAAGACTTTAGATGTCAGATGTTAGCATTAATATTAGAGGAAGGGATGACGGACTGGGGAATCAGTTAGATTCACTAAGACAAAAGGCTCAAGAACTTGGAAGGGATATTTCAGAACTCAACAACCTTTCAGATTTAACTTCAACCGAAAAGAAAGTAGCAGTCGGCAAAATTGGCGATGATACTCTTAGACACCAAAAAGAACAAATTCGTAGTGACTACTCTGATTTGCGGAGTAATAATGTTTCTGACTTTTCCGAAATAGAGGATAAGTTCAAGAGCGGTGAAATCAATAAACAATCTTTTGATAAGTATAAGGCAGAATTTCAAGTAAACCAAAAAGAATTAACTGGCTTAGAAAACAGTGAAATTCTGGAGGTTGAAAAAGAAATGAACCAAACCTTGCGGGACATTTACAAGGAAATGACCCAAGATTCAAAAATCGAAAGAGAGCGCAGACAAATAGATAACGCAGAATTTAAGTCAGGCGGTTTAGTTGGAGGACTTTCTCAACAGAATGCGGAATTAAGGCGACAACAATTAGGTTCAGATGATGAAGAGGAAGTAGCAAGACTTCAATCGGAAATAGAAGCGAATAATGCTAGGATTAGAAACCTAAGAAGCGGTGACCAAGAAGGGGATGATGGTGAATTTGGATTCAGAGAGGTTGGAGGAACTTTAGCTTCAGCTGGACGTGGTGACCTAATGGGAACCGTACAAGGAGGTTTACAAGCTGGTGGAGCATTAACCGGAGCGGTTAAAGGTTTCACGATAGCCGGACTAGTGGCTATGATACTAAAAGAAACCATTGGTCACGGTGAAAGCTTAGAGGAAGCACTAGCGCCAGTTTCAGCCTTTAGAGGTTCAGGAGCAACAAACGCACAAACTAACTTAAGCTTAAGGGATATAAATGGTGACCTTGGAGCGGATGGGAGATTTGACTTTGGTTCTTTAGGATTAAAAAATACGGACGTTGCTGCGATGATGAGAGAAAAAGCCTTAGCAAGCGGAATAGCCGGAAAAGACCTAGTTGGAAGAACGATAGAAGATGATGCCTTTAAGAAAGCTTTTGGAGGTGATGCCGGACAATTTTCCCAATTCGAGAGATTTACAAAAGGTCAAGAAGATGCCACCGAAATAGCGATGAACGTTTTGAACGTTTTAACTTCCATAGAAAAAAGTTCACTTAAGGAAACCGACCTTTCAACCCTAACAGAAAAATTAGCAGCTCAAAATACAATACTTTCTCTTCAGAGAGCCAAAAGAGATAGCGTGGACAGTGACGCATCTTTACAAATTCTTTCCGCATTCGAAAGTGTAGGCTTGTCCGGAAAAGGAGAAAAAGCCGGAAATTTCTTAAGTCAAACCATACAAGGATTAGGAGAAGGGGGAAGCGATAATTTGATGATGTTAAAGTTAGAAGCGGCAAAAAGAGCAAGACCGGATTTAGCGAATGACCCAGCAGCTTTAAGGCGTTTAGTTAGATTTAATTCAGACAACCCAGAATATATGTCGGAGTTCTTCAAAATGGCTGGAGGTATGACGGAAGGTAACGAAATGGCTCAAGATGATTTGCTTTATTCGTTTTTCAATCCAGAAAGCGAAGCGGATATGGAAATGTATAAGAAAGCTATGAAAGGTGGAGATTTTCAAAAACTTCTTAGTGGAAAAGGATTAGCCGGAATGAAAGCTAGAAAATCCACGCTGGACGAAGATACTATGATGACCGAAGCTAGTTCAGGATATGGGATGATAACCGAAGCGATGAATGATTTTGGAAACCGTTCACAAGGTATGATTGACCAAATTCTACAATTCTTTAGTGGAGCAATGAGCGAAGATAGCGTTAATGTAAATATAGTTAAAGATAAAACGAAAGCGGTTGCCCCAACGAGAGGTAACACTTACCATACCGGAGGAAATGAGTAAAATAATAGAGATACAATATAACGGAGAATTAGGATATAAAACACCAATTTCTGAAGTACGGAAGTTTTTTAAAATCCGTATGACGGATGAGGACTTTTTAGGCGTAAAGAAAAGCAAAGGTGGATATTCCAACCGTGATTTTATATTCTTGAATTATTCTGATGAAAGTAGATTGAGCTTAAATATAACTACAGCCGAACAGATAGAGCCTAGTATGCCCTGTCCTATTCCTATGATATTATTTGCGGATGCCACTAAGGTTGATAAGGATATTCTTTTCAGCCAAGGGAATGTGTTAGCGGATAATACGCAAGTCATAGAGTTTAAAAAGGGTGCGGAATCTAGTTTTATAATTAGGGAAAATGTTTTTTATGAAGATATAATAAAGGAGAATTTTAAAAGAGATAATCGCAGCTCAAATTTTGGGAGTAATAAAAGACAAAGCCCAAAACCTTTAGTTTGGTTATGGAGCAAGAGTTTAAATGAAGATGGAGTTTTTAATCCTAATTCACTTTTCAACTTAACACCTTTCATAGATAACTTAAGTATAAATCAAACCGAATCAGGCGGCAATTTTAATATAAGCTTATTACCAATAGAAGGGATAATCAATATGGCAGATGGAGTGCCGGAAGGAATATGGCACCCTGAAAAATCTGCTTATCTAAAATTCAATAAGGATAGCGAAGAAAACTATGCTTTCAAGAAAATCCTAAATAAAATGGGATTTAGAAAATCTTATGATTTTGGAGATACATACGGTAAAAGATATCAATCTGTAGATACGAATAATGTTAATGCGAGAGATAGGGATTTCAGCGCCACTGCAGATAACTATTCTTTCAATAGAACAGAAGCCTTATTCAAAAATATAATAGCCGAAAATGATTTGATATTTATTTCTTTTTCCGACCACGAAGAAATAGAGTATGTGGATGACTTTTTTGTTAATCATTCTAATTTACAAAATAGAGATTGGCAGATGATAGGATTAGTGGATTCAAATCAAATAAGTAATTCGTTTGAAAACTCTTCCTCAGAAATATCCATATCAGGAAGAGATTGTATGAAATTATTAATAGAGGATGGAAGTTACTTTTTTACTAAAAGTTTTGCTAATCCAGATAATACAAACTCAGCATTCAGCAACGTAGATTTGCCGAATAGAGGGGATGGTAATAATGCGCTAAATATAGTTCAAGCCGAAGGAGGTCAAGCCGGAATAAATAGGTTGATAACTACCGGAATGATTGATATGCTTTTTAATCCTGAAGCTAGAAATGTGAACTTTATTATGAACCTTTTGATGAGTAGGTTGTCGAATATTGAAATTTGTTATAGCGATTTATTTGCTTACTATGGAGAAAAGCGCACGGAATTTACCGTACCAATTTATGAGGTTGAAGATGTAGAGGAAGAAGATATAAATGAAGATTTAGACTAAATGAGAACTAGGAACTTACAAAACGCTAGCGCCAATAATACTGACGAAATAAACACGCTTCACCCTGAAGTTAGGACTATCTTCACAAAATTTATTTTCGACTGCGAAGAGTCAGGAATACCAGTTTGGATTTATTCTGGTTATAGAAGCTTTGACCTTCAATCTCAATTATTTTCAGCATACGCTACCGGAATAAGCGAGATACCAGCTGCCAAACCGGGCAGTAGTTACCATAATTACGGATTAGCAATAGACATCTATGTTTACGATGAAGAGCAGGAAATGTTCTTGCGAACTGGGCAATATGATACTTATAAGAAGCTAAAACCAATCGCAGCCAAATACGGTTTACGTTGGTTAGGGAGCGTCAATAAGTTAGAAATGCACCACTTTGATTATAATAAAGTTAGGGTACTAGATTTATTGAACGCCCAAAAAGCCGGAAAGACCGATGAAAATAGCTATGTATTATTTTCAGAATTAGACCGGAAGAAAGTAAAAGAAACTGTTAAAAAAATAAAAGACGAATGGCAAACGGAAATCGGAAAATCATTAATCTCAGAAAGCGAAACAGAAACCGAAAAGAAGGAAAAACCCATAAAGAGGTCAATCACGAGAATAGAGAAAAAGAAAGCGGTGGGGATATGGCAAATAGTGAAACTAGTGGCCGACCAATACTCACTAAGTCAAAGTGTAAACGATGCGTCAATTGCTTATGCGCAGGGAAGCTTAATAAACTACATAAATAAAGTAGTTCAAGAACCTTGGTTGCAATTCTATGGAGATACGGTAAAAGACCAATATTACTTTTTTGTCAGAAAAGAGCCGTTTGATTATAACGGTTGGACGAAATTACCGGAGGTTAGAAGGATATTTGACGATGAGGTTTTGAGCGATGATTTAAATTGGTATGATGGACAAGTTTTTTCTTGGTTTCAAATTATTCCTAAAGGTTCATTTTTAGGAGAGCAAAATTTAATCTTTGCTTATATTACTTCAGTATTTTTCGAAGAGTATGCGGAAATCTGGGGAAGTAAACCGAACATTCAAGTAAGCAATTATTTGAACTTCACGAAGATTAAAGGGAATAGTAATATGTATAAAAAAGCCTTAGAAGATTTAAGGTATATGGTGGAGAGTAATATGTATTTGCCGTTCACCCGACAAGGAACAATTACGATAGCCGGAACAACTAATATCAAAAGAGGATTTAAAATTTTCTACCACCCCACAGGCGAAGAGTTTTATGTAGATGCGGTTTCAACTAGATATTCTTCAGGCGACCAAGGAAGCGAAATAATTACAATTCTGCAAGTTAGTAGAGGTATGAAAATAGAATACACTCTTGCCCCAAAGAATAGCGACACGATAGGATATTTCAACTTAATCAATTTCACTCAACCAGAGCCTCAAAACGTAAAGTACAAAGAGAAAGTTAGCAAGAGGGGTGGACCAACTTTTTATTTTGATAGCGGTAAAAGCTACACGGTAAATTTAACGGATGAATTTGAAGGTGGTTCGAATGATGATTTGAAAATGCGAAACCTTATAGAATCCTTTCCAGATATGCGAAATATCTTAGACCGGAATAACAAAAGGAGTATAGAAGCTTCATTGATATTAATTAGGGAAAATCCTCAAGCTAAAGAATTCACTTGTACTGGATATGTAGATGATGAAGTTGGAGTTGATAAATCTAGATTAGCAAAAAGTAGAGCCGAAACAAGTAAGCAAATTATAATAGAAGCTTATTTGAAAAAATATTCTGATAGGAATAAGGCTGAGCTAGAGAGCGTAATATTCACTAAAGCCGATACTGGTAGTGATACTTTTAATCCACTTGATATAGAAGGAAACCAATTGGATTCAGAACAGGTTTTCAATACCGATATAAAAGGGGCAAAAACTAAAGCCTACCAACGCCACTGTTTATTCATTATGGAGGAATATGAAAAGGAAGTAGAAACGATGGTTGAAACGGATGCGGTAAATTGGAAGGTTAACGATAAAGTTTTTCAATTCTTTGTTAATAGAAAGCAATTTGGTAATGAATAAAAATAAGAACATACTAGGAGTTAAGGGAATTAGCGGAAATCTTTCTGCGGGAGTTGGGTATGTTATTATTCCAGAAAATATAGATATTGAGGAATATAAACAGGACGTTTACAGCAGCGGCAGAATTTCTATTTATGGAGGTTATAGCCACAGTAATTTCTATAACATATTAATCGATAGGGAAACTTTACAACGAATTAAATTTCCAAAGAAGTCCGGTGAAATGGGAAGTCCGGTTGTCTGGATTAATATTCCTAAACATAATGAGCCTATTGTAATTGCGTGCATAAAATACGATGAAGATTATTTTTCTCTGGGGGAGAATAGGCGAAGAGATACGTTGACGGATGGAGAAAATATAGTTGATTTTGATTTGGACGCTAAAAATGGACGTATATCAATTTCCGGTAATGGGGTTGATAAGCCTATGATATTTGATATTGAATTAAGTAATCCTGATGCTGAAGCTATTTTCAAAATAAAAGTAAATGGAAAAATATTAGCTAAAGCGAGCAAGGAAATCATATATGCCTCTTCAGAAAGAATAGAACACGTGGTGACCGATAAGAACGGAGTGGTCAAGGGGAAAATACGCCTTAGCCCACTAAAATCTGAGCGCTACCGATACGAAGATGAATTTGAGAATAAAGTAATCATAAGCGAAGAGAAAGTTGAGATAAGGGCAGATAAATCAAAAAAGATAAATCTGGGGGATGGAAAAGAACAGCTAGTGCTAGGAAATAAGCTGTTATCGATTTTAGAAGAGTTCGATGATGCGTTAGCAGCTATGACTGTACCGACTGCCTTTGGACCAAGTGGTACTAGGATTAATCAAATACAATTTACTAAAGTCAGGAATAAATTTAAGGATTTTTTGTCTAATCTTTCAAACACAGACTAATGCTAAACACAGAGATTTTAGTAAACGAGATAAGGAAAATCTCAGACCCAAAATTTAGAGATTTTGAAGGTTTTCCAAGAAGCAGAGAAGAAGCAGCCTCAAGATGGAGTATGGCTTTTTTTAAATATTCTATGGGATTGTATCCTATTCCAAAAACTACCGGATTAGCTAAAGAGATTATGCGGAAGAGATTATTGAGCGTTGACTTCTCAGACGATGTTCTGATAATGGAGAAAGCGGTAACGGAATTTGCGAATCAATTAGCAATAGGTATGCTACCGGAATTTGCGGCAATTAGTCCAGCTGTACCGTTAAGTTATAAATCAGCCTATAATAGAGGATTTATGGGAGGTACTGCGAGAGAGGTTGCGAGTATGTTAGCGACCATTACCACCGAATGGTTTACAAAAGGTACAGCTATTAATACTACAACTAAGGTGGAATTAAACTGGAGATAATGTCACAGATGGATTTTAAAAATAAAGCGTTAACAACTTCACAAAGGATTGGGAGAGCCGGATTGCACGCAATTGGCCCTGATGACTTTGAATATTATTCCTGTTCGTTTGAACTAGTGGATAGCAATTTTAATGTTATCGATTTATTTCATTTTCCGGTAATGCCAAATTCCATATCGATAGGGCGGCAATCCTTAATCAGTATAAAGAAAACAGGCGCTGGATACCTAGCTCAATTTAGTAATTCTTTTGTAGGGCAAACTATTTCCATAAATGGAACTTTTGGGAGAAAGTTTAGAGTGATACTTGGAGGAAGAGATTTAAAGTTCAAGACTGGATATGGGGCGTTAAAGTTAATGGAGAAATTCATTAAGCGAAGTTGTGAGTTGGAAAACGGAAAGCCTAGATTTTTGATATTTAACAATCTTTCTTTTAACCAATCTTTCATAGTGGAGGTTTTAAATTTTAATCCTACTATGAGCCTAGAGAATAATATGGTTTGGAATTATTCTTTAGATATGAAAGCTTTGGCTGACGTTGATGAAATAAAAATGTCCGGAAGAAATTCTGGAAGATTAGTTGCCTTATTAGCGATTGATGTTGCGAATAAAGTAATTAATGAAACTTTGAAAGAATTTGATATTGAAGATTTATTATGATAAGCAAAAAAGTCATAGAGAAGTTTCAAAACCTAACAGGATATGGACTAGCTCAATATTTACAAGATACCAATAAATTCTTTAAGGATGATGTGTCGGAAATCGTTAATTTCTTTTCAGGTAGAAATAATTTTCTAGATAAAGAAAGGGTAAAGGAACTTAACAGACTAGCAGAGCACGCCTTAATCATTACCGACTTCTTTTATTATAAAAAGGGAGTAATGAATACCGTTGACTATTGGGAGTTGTTAGAGGGCATAGAAACGATAAAGACAAAACTTAATTACTTCCAGAATATATCTAAATATTTGAGGTCATCCATTATCAACGGAGTAACGAGAGCCGGAGTGGTTTTTGATTATACGTTAAAGAGCGGTGAAACTTTAGAGCAAGCTTCAAAGAACTTCTTAGAGGAAAATGATTATGAGAACGAATGGACTAGAAGCGCAATTGAAAACGATTTAAAAGAGATTGATTGGGATATTAAAGGAAGCACGAGCCTAAAATTAAGAAAGCAACTTTTCCAGACAAATCTAGTAACCAGTATGATTGATAATACGATAGGTGAAAGGATTTATGGAAGAGATATAAAAAGGCTGTTAACTTTTCAGGATAATGATTTAGAAGTTTTAGGCTACAGGGAAACCGTAGAACAAACCACAGACATACTATCCACGCTTAGCAAAAACGACATACCGGAATTTCCAAATTTAGGATTAAATGCGAACCTTTATAAAGGTCAGAATTATTCTCAACTCAACTATAAGAGTATAGCGAGAGAATTAAAAAGAACGTTTGCCTCAGATGATTTATTTAAAGATTTTGAGATAAAAGATATTAAGTTTGAAGAAGGTGATATCTTTATAGAATACAAGATTGATACCAAGTACGAATTAACCATAATTAAAAATATTGGAATATGATAAAGCTACCAGAACCAGAACGGAATTATGTGTATGTTGGAACGTCAATTAAAAATTTTGACGGTGATACTCTTACGGCTTTAATAGACCAAGGATTCAGAGATTACACCACTCGACAATTACGGTTAGCGGTAATAGATACACCGGAGCGTAGAACACCGACCTTAGAAGAAGGACGTATGGTTCAAAAAATAGTTGAAGATAAATTAAAAGGGAAAACCTTTACACTGCAAACCGATAAGGACAAAACTGGTACTTTCAATAGGTATATAGCTCACATATGGATAGATGGGGAACATCTAAACTATTGGCTGTATGAAAACGGATATGCAGTAATTTGGACACCGTAAGTTATGAGAACGGCACCAAGAGTAGATATTCCAGCAAGATGGCAATTAAAAAATAAGAAAAATGATAACCAAGATAACAACCGTAGAGGAACTAAAGAGGGTATTTACAGAAACCCTGCTAAATAAGACCAATAAGGTCACAAAAATTTCGGATGGTTCTGTACTAAACGGTACTGGTTATGGAATCGGAAAGCTAGCACAAAAAGCCTTAAAGGAAATAGCGATAGTTGAATCACATCTTTTTGTAGATACTGCTTATGGCCAATATCTAGATGAGGTTGCTAAGTTGAGAGGGGTTGCCACGAGATTAGGAGAAACTCAAAGTTCCACTTACATCAGAGTAGTAGGAGCACCCGGCACGACTTACAACCCGGCAAATCACGTATTCAGAGGAAAAGGAGTTGACTTCATACCGGAAGAAGTAACGGAAATCCCAGCAGAAGGATTTACGTATGTGAAAGTGAAAAGTCTTAAGGCTGGAGAAGATTCAAACGTGCCAGCGCTCACAATCGATAAACTAAGTCCAATTCCAACCGGACACGATTATTGTATAAATGAGTTTGCCGCTACCGGAGGAAGAAACGTGGAAGATGATGATACCTTTAGAAAAAGGATTAAGGATGAAATCAATGTTCTAGCTAGAGGAACGTTATCATATTTGGAACAGGTATTTAGAAAAATCAACCCGAAGGTTTTGAGAGTTTATAATTTAGGCTTAGATAGTGTTGGCGATTTGAGAGTGGGTATAAGCGCTGTTAATGGAGTTTTATTTTCCTCTGGAGAATTGGATGAAATCTATAATCGAGGGCAAAGCTATTTTTCTATGAACGAGCTAAAGCCGGATGGAGAAAATAGCTATGGAATCAAAATCGTAAATATCCCATACTTCCCAATAGATGTTAGTGCTAGAGTTGACCTTGACTCTTCTGCTAATCCAGATAAGATACGGAAACACATTCAGATTGCCTTGAATAAGGTGGTAGATTATCGTTACTGGAATAATGGTGGTATAATAGACTGGATTGACCTGATAAATGCTATAAAGGGCGTTAAGGGCGTGAATAGAGTTCTGGATAATTATTTCTACCCAAACAATGATATAATAATTCCTAAAGGAATGCTGCCGAGGTTTAGAGGGTTTTTGCTAATGAATATGCGGGGTGAAATTATTTCTAACCAAGAAGAAACTTTGAATCCAGTTTTTTATCCTAACGAATCAGATTTTGGATATCAAGCTAGCGTATTAAAATCCATATAATGAAGAAAGAAATTATAATATCACAACGGTCAAAAATAACGGCAATTTCGGATAGTCTAGAAGATAGAGCCGGAAACCTTTCACTAAAAATTACCGGAATCAATACGGAATCCACGGATGGGGAAATGTTTCCGGTAAATATAAATGATGTAGAGATTTTAGAAGCTAGAGAAAAGATTGATGCAGAATTAGGATTGGAAGGTGAATTATTAGTTTCAAAAAATAAACTAGCTGTTTTGACGGTTGATATTGACGGGAATTTAATAATTGCCGATGAATACGCAGACCAATACTCCATAAATGCAATGGGGGAATTAATCTATAATAGGTAATGGTAATAAATAACACACTAACTGAAGTTGGGGATGTTTTAGAAATTAAAACTCAACTATCTGTTCGAGGTAGTATTAATTTGACCGGATTTGTCGAAGAGGTAGTTGGAGTAACAGCAACCCGAAATTTCTCAAGAGTATTTAAATATTCATTTGATAATCTTAATTGGAGCGATTGGGAAATATTTAATACACAAAACATCCAAGCTATCCAAGGAAATATTTTTGGACTTCTTTTCTTAGAAATACATTATGAGAGAATTGGTTCAGATACTACCGGAGAATTGGAATTTGTATCTTTAGAAATTCTGGGTAATATAGAAATCCAAATTTGTAATAATACATCCACGCTAGAAAGTATATTTGCCGATTTGGCGAATAATGATAGTATGACGAATGAGCTAGCGAGCAATCTGCTTAGAAAGATTTACTTCAGCGGAATCCTACCGAAATTTATAGACAGGGGTGACGGGATAGAGGATGATGATTTTATAGCGTTTTGGGGAGCGGTTTGTTTCTTTATGGCGCTAGTTATAGAATTTGGAAATTCATTTGATAATATTCTTAACAATAGGGAATATCTTTCAGAGCACATAAAACAAAGAGGAATCAAGATAACCAACCGAGAGGAAACTCTGGATGACCTTCAATTTATTGCGAATAATTTTATGGATGAAATCCGTAAAAGAGGAACGGTTAACACCTTCAAAGAAAAGACACAAGCGAGTGCGAGAGGGGAATGGTTAAGGGTTTTAAGCAAGAACTACTATGACGAATTTTTATTGGAAGTAGTAGATAAAAAACATATGGGATATAATGTGGGAAATTCCTATCCATTATATCACGGTACACATTCTTCAGTCCAATTAAATAAGACCGAAGAAAATAGCATAGACTTCATTGACTTAACAAAATACGATACACTTGGGGGTGCATCTATTGTCGATGGAGTTTTGGAAATTAGTGGGGGAGCAGGATTAAATGGCTTAGGTTTTAATCTAGAAAGTCCACCTGTGGAAATTCCTAGAGAGCGCCTGATAACGGTTGATTCTGAGATTGATTATGAAATTACGTTTAAAATTAGAAGGGATGTTGTTTTAACCGGAGCAACTGCTTTTGGATTAAAGTTTGGAGTTATAGGATACAATAAAAATGGAGCCTACCAAGTTAATCCTTTTTCCAGAATCGATAATGGAGCAATAGAAAATACTTTTTTAGATGAGATTGATGCGAGCACTGTAGCTAAGATAAGCGGTGAGTGGTACGTAGTAAGGGGCATAATCTATTCTAGAGTGAGTAAAAGTATATCGGAAAAGGATGCGAGGTTAAACGTGCGTAGAGGGCATAATTTAAAGTTTAACAATAATACCGTAGAAAAGATAAAAATTTGTATTTATACCGATTCAACGGATGCAACGAAAAGCATAAAGATACACGATTTAAAAATGCGACCACTAATCAGGGGAAAGAATATTCTACCAGATTTTAAGACCGGATTAAGTTATATAAAAAATCCTCAATTCGTTCAACAACAAAACGTAGTATTGGCGTGGATGAAAAATAATAATGAAGATATGACGGATGAGGGTGTTGTTGATTTTATAGAAAGCTACCTATTACCATATCAACAAAAACTTGCTGCGATATTTTTAGAGCCTAAAGTGGACGACAAACAACTATTAACTTAGAAATAAAGTAAAGGAAATGGGAAGAGTAAAACAAAGTGAAAACGTATTCCACGGATTAGCCGAAATTAAAAAGGTTGCCAAATTTCTCGATGAGGAAGGATTCAAACGTCACACTCTTATAAATACAGCAAGTTTTGGTTTAGTAGAAAATATTGAATTTCCTACAATAGGGGTTATCAATAAAGCGGATTGTTTTTATGTAAGTAAAGCCGGAACACCTTTTGATGAAGTAGTTATCAATTTAGGGATAGCGCTGGATTCAAATGCTAACCTGATAGTTAATGAAATTAAGAAAAACTTAAGAATACCTAGCACCGGAAACTGGTACTGGATAAAAGTTTCACATCAATATAATACGAGCGAAGCCGGAACAGTTTCCATAGATAGCTTAGGGAATTTAACCGGAATAAATACGAAGTTCACCGAAGTCTTAAGAGGACAACCAAACTATCCTAGCAAAATTCGTTTAAAGAATAGCGCAAATGGAAACGTGGATGAGTATGAAGTTGTGAGGGTTGTAGAT